CGCGAACCATAGCGGAAGTCAGTTCAACTGGCTTCTGTTTGGAGCGTGTTCAACCCCGGGGTGGAGGGAGGCCTGCAAAGGCCTGCCTCCAGTCCCACGGGGTGCGCAAACCGAGTTTTCGGTTTTGCACACTCCAGTCCAAAACACTCTCTCGCGCGGTGAGGCGCGAGCACACACACTTTCTCCGCCACGTCAGAGGAGCCGACCGACGGCGTCAACGTGCCTGGGCGGGCTTTATACAGCCCGCCTGGGAAGCCGTCTGGTCGGCACTCTGCTTGGTGGAGGTCCCTATTAGCAACAGGGATTGGGAGGACGTCCGCCGCTGGATCACCGTTTCTACGGTGGGGAGCGGTCCCGCGTTCGTCGCAAAGGCCTTGAAGAGCCTTTCGGCGCGGGCCCGCTCGATGGCGGCGGCTACAGGCGGTTCTGTCCCGCCGCCTGTCTCCCATTTCTCTGTCCTTCCACCTCTCCTCGATGGCAGCCCTGCCGCCTTCCGCCGGATCCTGCGGAAGATCAAGCGGTCGAGGCAGGGGGAGGACCGGGCGCGAGAGCTCCTCCAGCTCTCGTCGTTCGCCCGGGCCCTCCCACCTGCCGATGACGCCGCCTGTGCGGCAGCCTTGGCTGCGTTCGAGGAGACCCTCAACACCCCGGTGCCTTCGGCACCTGGTCCCGTCGCTGAATTGCGGGCGTTCGCCGCCCGCTGGGGGGAACGGATGGGTCGGTTTGCGAACACCTCGGTGGCCAAACTCTCTGCCTCCAGCTCCGCAACCTTGGATTATTCGCGCCGCCTCGGCGGAATGCGAATCAATCTCAAGAAGGCGGTAGACGACTGGATGGAGGAGCCTGCCTCCGAGGTTACCGGCTCCCACCCGTTCCCCACATTCAGCGACCCCCAGCGCTTCACGGCGGTGGGGGAATCGAACCGAGCGACTTACAAGTCCTCTGGGCAAACTCCTCCGAGGGGGGCCGTCGAGTACGTGGTCAACGTTCTCGAGAACCCCGACGAGGAGCGAGCCCGAGTTGCTCGGATCATTCGGGACACTTCCCTCCGCAAGTTCCGTACGCGTCAAGGTCCTCTTCCTTGCGCCACAGCCGTCGTTCGGGAGCGCGGGTTCAAAACCCGCGTTGTGACAAAATCCCCCGTGGACGTTGTGGAGGTAGGGCACCTCGTACGGAGCGTGGTCTGGCCGATGCTGGAACACGATCCGAGGGTTCGGGCTAGCCTGGAGGGCGGTCGTCTTGAGGAAGTCTTCCGGGACTTCTCCGACCGCGCCATCCAGTGCCCGACCTCCCTCGGTTCTTTGGTTCTGGTTTCGGCCGACCTGACCAAGGCCACGGATGGCTTCTCTTTCGAGGCCATACAAGCGGTTTGGGAGGGGGTGTGTGAGGGAGCCCAACTTCCCGAGGACGTACGTTTCCTCGGCTCGAGGATCCTCGGCCCGATGGCTGTGCGGTCCGAACTGGGCGACTTCACGTCCAGGCGGGGTTGTTTGATGGGGCTGCCACTCTCGTGGTTTGTCCTCAACATCATCAACCTCTGGGCTTGTGAGTCGGCCGTTCGGGAGGCTTGCGTCAAGGTGGGTTTGCCGCGTGAGGTCTCTAATGACCTTATGCGGTTTGCCACCTGTGGCGACGACCTCGCCGGTGCCATGCCGGCTGCCGCGCACCAAGGGTACGAGGATAGGGTTGCAGCTGTGGGCAGCGGTTTGTCGGTTGGCAAGCACCTGGTTTCCATGGCACTTCTGCTTTTCACCGAGCAGATGTGCTGGTTTACCCAGGAGCTTGTACCGGCGCCGCCGTACACGCTGCTTGGCTGGCTCAAGAAGGGC